CACTAGAGGCACTATGGCTTTGCGCTGCCGTGTTCAGGCCGTCGGTCTGGCTTCTGGTGCCTCCGCTTCCGGTGCGTTTGGTGCTTCCGCAGCGACTTCTATCGGCTTTCAAGGTGCTGGTGTTATCGGTACATCTTATGTTCCTCCTCTCGGAAACGGTTATGCCATGTTCAACCGTATGACCTTATACGGAGCAAATTCCGCTAAACATTATGGCGGTAAAAGTGAATCAGTAATGGTTTGCTAGTCAGAAATCTAATCTGGCAACATCACTCATTAACGGGAAGTCCCTTAGAGTTTCATCTACCAAGCGACGGCAGTAATGTCGGCGTGGCGTGTTTAATAGACTACGGTATGGTAATAACGATGAAAATTGGGTAATCCGTGGGTAAAGTGTCCTTGAACAGGATACTCCCGCAACGACTGAGGTTTTATGGTAATAGACCATTGAAAACAAACGGTGATGGGCGGTCTTTTCAGACCCGCTTAAGGTATAGTCTGTCTGTATATGAAAGTATATAGGGTTCAATGGTAATTGAACAACAAAATTATGCAAACGACAACATGAACCTGATGCTCATGCACAACTCGAATGCGTCTTACTTACAAGCAGATGGTTTATTGTTGGCTGGTGTCGGCGCTCCTTGGACGTATTCCGGAACTGGTGCTAGTGCGAATGGTACTGCCTACATTGATCTGGTGTTGCCGTTGCCGTTCTCTATCTTCAACAGTTCTACGCAGGATTTCCCGAATTACCTCTTGTCGGCTCCTCTGACCATCCAACTTGACCTTGCGTCGGTTGCCCGTACTATCTTTACTGCTGGTGGGGCGACTGGTCTGTCGTTGACGGATTACCAGATCACCAACACGTACTTGATCTATCAGGCTTGCGAACTCCCTGCTGCCTATGTGGAAGCCGAGCGCATGGCTGTTAAGTCATCTCCATTCATCATGAATCTGACTTCCACGCTGAACGTACAAATCCCCGCTTCCATTTCGACTAGTTATTCTTTGGGTTTGAATGCGTCATCCGTGCGTGCCGTGTTTGTTCTGCCGTCGAACGGTGCTGGTTATTCTTCTGGTACGCAATTGCAGTATTATCGTGATACGGCTGATGCTGCGATTGGTGCTACCAATTTTAATGGTGCTGGTACGAATGCGATCGTGTTCGTCGACGGAAACCAAATCAACTCGGCTATCTTCGATACTCCCGTCATGTGCTTCCAAGGCCTCAAAAACGCATTGCACCACAATCTCCAAGGCAGTGTCATTTACTCGTCTCCGTCGTTGGTCACCGCTGGGTCTGCTAATCCATTATCCGCTAATCCGTACCTGAATAATTACTACGCTTTGGGTTGGGATTTGACGTCGTTCGACGATGAAGCCTCCTTGTTTGCCGGTACGCCTTGCACGACGCTGAACATCCAGCTCACTGGTTATGGCTCTGCTCACCCGACGTATCTCTACACGTTGATCGTTGTCTACGACGTGCTGGTCGCCTTCGAGGCCGATGGCACGATGCAGGTTAAACGGTAAGTACAATGTTCCATTTTCTATTCGATTAATAGAAAAATATATTTATTGGAAAGCACGGCTAGAATCTCCAAACAAGGCTTTGCTGTCCATGACGCAGAATTCAAGGGTGAGCAACATATACGAGAATTGTGCGGATGCCCACGTTGCGGTCTTATCAATGGTGAAGGGAGCATTGACTGCCGCCGTGTTGGCATTCACGTTTTGCCCGAATTGACTGATCGAGATAGACAGGTCGATGTTTCCATTGAGATCGTTCATTTCGAACTCACGGTGTCCAGCAATACTTCCTTGGACAGATGCATTGTTGTTGCTAAAGTTCAATCCGGCCGAACCACCTGCTGGGAAATGGAATTTGCTCGAATTGATATTGATGATCTGTGGGTTAAAATAGTACGTGGTTGTGTTGGTAGCTCCCGAATAAATGGTCGCATTGTCTACACGGACTCGGTATCGTCCACCGTACAAATTGACTTGGCGGACAACGGTTGCTGGGTTGTTATAAGAGACTGCCGTAGAAAGGACTGGGGTCATAGTGAACCCGTTAGTCGTTTCGTTGGCATTGTTGTAGATGTCGTCCAACGTAATGATGAACTGGGCTAGAACCATTTTGTATGTACAAAAGAAAAAAAATTTAATCCGAATTTATTCCATTAGGGTCATTTTCCGGAAATAGACTGGTTTGCTACCAACTAGATTAACGGTCAGGAATGGATGGTCATGTTCGTCCTTGTAGCACTCATCTAGAATCTCATCCGGTATCGACCAATCCTCTTGAATCGCTTCCCGTTCCTTTAAGTTGGTCATCGGGAAAATGTACATCAGGTCTGCTTGTTTACGCAATGATGGTGCCACTGCTTTGTACGACTGGGTAATGCAGATAATGCTCAGGTTGTAATGCCGGTGGTTGTAGAACAAGTCGGTGATGATGTTCTTTTTGAACGAACGTGGGAGACTGGACACGACATCATCCAGAATGACGCAGTTGTAGATGGGCGGGAACTTCTTCTTCAGTTTGACTTCTTTCATATGCTGTTTGACCTGTTCACTTTTGATGTACTCCAGCATCGTGCGAATATTGGCCTCGTTGAGCTCGGTAAAGTATTTGCCGTCCTTATCGAGTTCATCTCGCAGGGCTTTGGTCTTCTCTTCCTTGGACGGGCTGAACATGAAGATGTTCCCGAAATACCCTTTAAAGAGGGCGGGCTGGGAAAGCAGGGATAACCACAATGAGGTCTTCCCTGTACGTTTCTTACCAACGAGCATCATGATGCTGCCCTTGGTATTTTTGAGGATGGGGTCGTTTTTACTCACATCGTCTTTGTCGTGAGCTTTGAATAGTTTGGAAAGGTCTTTGCTCATTTATTACATAGTAAGGAGATTTTATTTTTAAATTTCTGCACGTATGGTAAATGCCGTACACGATCCGAAAACTACCCAATGGGTATTACCGAGTTAAAAACACCGCCACCGGCGTGGTACATTCGAAGCACACAACAAAGACCAAAGCAGAAGCACAGGTACGCCTTCTCGAGCAAAAAGAAAAAAAATAATATCTTGCGTCATCGTAAATATGACGGAAGAAGAACAACGTGCTGCCATGAAAAAGATTCTGGAAGGCTATTACAAATGGTTAAACACACAATGAATTAAAATCTTGGTATAGGGTATATGGCGATCGAACTGATTGTGAATTTATCGGGTGGTATTGACGAGACGGATTTACCGGACATTGACGACGAGACCGAAATGTGGAAAGTAGTACTCCATTGGGGGACGTACAACCCAAGTCATCCGTACCGCCTCGGGGATGGTGCGTTGGTTGGTGGTGAACAAATTGAATTCAAGAACATTCGGATGGGGACGCTGAAATGGATTCTGTTTCGGGACTGGACGTACTCTTCTTACGATGATAGTACTCTCGAGCATACTGCTGATGATATTCTGCCGTATAGCTCTTCCCGTGACCAAATTCAGACGGATCTTTAAGGACTCGTTTCGCATAGTAGTACTTCAACGCCAATTGGCGTCGGGCGATCAATCGCTCCTCCTCGGTAAAATACTTTTTTTGTCGTCCCATTTTATTTATGTCAACATTTTAAATAATTATTTTTTGTTTTTTCAGGGGATCGATTTTTATTTTGAATAAAATAAAAATAATTTTTATTTAAAATGTTGTGTTATATAAAATGATCCAGTTGTGCGACACCGTTTATGTCAAAGCCGAAGAGCGTGAATCCCGCTTAAAGGACTTCATGCCCTCTACGATTACGAAAGACGTTCTCCAGTCTTATCCGTTTGAGTTACTGACTAAGACGACCAAGTTGTTTTTCGACTACGACGAACACTCGGACGACAAAGAGTACATTCAAAAGACTCGTACGGAGATCCGAAACACGCTGCTTCAACATTGTGGCCATTTCAAGAATGCGTTTGTATTCACGGAAAGCATCCACCCGAAAAAGATCTCTTTTCATGTCATCTTCAAGAAAATCCACATTATTCGTGAGCATTTTCAACCCGTCGACGAACAAGAGCTGTTCGAACAACTCGTCGGCAAAGAACGTTTTAAGCACATCGACACGCAAGTGTATGGCAAGAAACTCTGGTTTCGTGTACCTTACGGCACGACGCCCGACAAGTTGTATTCGCATGATCCCGTCGTCCCCCAAGGCGAAACACTGAACTTATCTGATTATATGGTCTCCGTTCCAGAGGGAACTCAAACCAAAATGTACTCTTCTCAGCTCGCTCGTGCGATGCGAGAACAATTGAAGAAAGATGCCCGTGAATATCACGAGGATGAAGACATCAGCGACGACGACAAGCGCAAGAAGATGGTCGACATGATCAAACTCGTCAAGCCCGAGCGGTTCAAGACGTACGGCATGTGGCTGGCATTGATGGTTGTCATGAAAACGCACAAACTGCCCCGTGAGTTATTCATCGAGATTTCGCAGGCATCTGGCTATGAACGGTTCGACGAAACCGATTGTATCCGTGCGTGGAACTCTACGAAAGAAAATGACTCATTTGGCATGGGAGTTATTTACGGGTGGTTAAAGAAAGACGGCGTCGACGTCAAGAAACTCTTCCCGACCAAATCTCCCCTGTTAGCAAAGCTAATCAAAGATTACTTTACCCAAGGGGAATTCACTGATAAAAACATCGCAGAGGTGATCAAAATGTTTTACAATGAAACTCTCTTTTACACGTCATCGCACGGTTGGATCCACTATAATGGGGTCAAATGGGTTATGGGAGAAGACCATCTCATTTTGTTTCCGTTGATGAAACTTATCACTACGGACTTGCTAGCGTGGCAACAATGTGAATTGAAAAAAGCCGAAGACGACAAGGACAAGAAAAAGGCCATGGTGTCAATGGGCAAGGCGATCAACAAGATTGAATCTGCCCAAAAGATTTTGGGTGTGATTAAGATCCTGAAAGGTGTGTTATTGGAAGACAACGTACTGGATACCTTTGACATGAAGCCGAATTGGGTCTGCTTTGATAACCAAAAGGCGATCGACCTGAAGACCAAAGAGGTGATCAACATTGTTGCAACGGATCGCATTCTGACGACTACTGGATACGACTACGTCCCTCGTGATGCAGTTCCAACGGAGGCGACTGCCAGAGTTCAGAAAATCCTACAGGACATTATGCCAGTCGACGAATTGGATCTGTTCTTGTCGAATACGTCCGTGATGATGTACGGTGGCAATACCAATGAGATCATCGTCGTGTGGAAGGGCGTGGGACGTAACGGAAAGGGTGTCGTTGCCGCTCTATTGAAAAAAGTACTGGGGAACTACTTCATGGAAATCCCCATCGAAGAATTGACACAAGAGTCCAAAGGCACCGGCCGTGCATCATCCGAGATTGCCCGTCTACGTTGGGCTCGTTGTGTCTGTGCGACAGAGCCCGAGGCTGGTTCTCGATTGATCGTCAGTCGCATCAAAGCAATGACTGGCAAGGATACGATCACTGTTCGTCATTTACACAAAGAGTCTTTCTCGTATGTCCCTAAATTCACGTTATTAATGCAATGCAATGATATGCCTGTGTTAAGTCGCATGGATGAAGGCATCGAAGAACGTCTCAAGCCGCAAGACTTCCCCCACAAGTTTGTTGATGCGGATGAACTTGATCAAAATCCCTTGTATCGTCTCAAAGATCCTAAATTGAAAGATACGCTCAATGGGGACAATGATGTACGCAATGCCTTCTTGTGGATGCTCATTGATGCATGGGGACGATCCAAAGGTCTCTATTCAATGAATGCTCGTGCAAAGGAAGAGCACCAAATCATCATGAAGGACAACAACCCCCTCACCACGTTTCTCGAGGCGTATGAACCAAGTGAGTCCTTTATTCGAATCAAGGTGCTCCACGATGAATTCAAAGCAGAATTCGACAATAAAATCACCCCACAGAAATTCAAGGGTCTACTCAGTCAAGCAAAAGTCAAGATGGTAGAAGATAAATCACACGGAACAAAGGTGTTTATTCAAAAGGTATAAGGATAAGTATTTCTTTAAAAAAATACTTATGAAAGGGAAAGGGGGGGGAAATAGGGGGGAATGGGGTAATTTTAGGTTTCCCCCCATTGTATTCTATAAAATTTTTAGACTTTTTTTTATAATTTAATTTGGGGGGAAGACCCCATTTTTCCCCTTTTCCCCTATCAAAACCCCCCTTCAAGAAAAATATCCTTGCTTTTATATATTACCATAAAAGGTACAGCGCCAGACGTTCACCCAGTGTCGTCTTGGTATGTCTTAGATGATATCTACGTCGATGTTCCTCGGCGATCTCCTTGCCCTCTGTCGCCAGAAACGTAGGGTAATCCTTATATCCGATTGCCCCGACAGAAGCTAGATACTCCCCTCCTTTGAATACGTCGATCTTTTTCCCTTTCCGTTTACTGGGTCTCACTTCCAGCCCAGCCTTTTTGGCACGTTCTTTGGTATATGCGGTAATGTTGTACATCTTTACAACACTCAGAGGTTTTTTGAAATTCAAAGATTTCAAAAGTCCTGCGACTGTTTATTAATGAGCCATGCGCACAATTGCGCTATTGTCTTGACGTTCTTGATGATGTCGGACATACCCACCCACGGCATGACTAGGTGGTTTAGAAGAGGGGGACACGGATGCTTCAGCAGCGTGATGTTCACTCATCCATCGGTCAAAGTGGGCGTTGAGTAAATCTCGTGCTTCTTCGGCATCGGGTGAGGTTCGTTCCCCATCAGCAAACTCCCTGAACTCTCGTCGTTGGTCTCGTGATAAGGCGTTGAAACGTGCCCGATTGGCGGGACTTAGTAATCGCATGGACACCATTGTGTTTTTAATGTATACAAGATTAAAAAATTTACTTGCGGTGTTTCATGATACGTCGATGCCAGTGATCCATCACTTTACCGCCAATGGCCATTCCCATCTGATATTCATATTGTTCTGCCAAGTCTGGGTGTTCGTGAAAGAAACGTGGAACCACCCCTGATATGGATGCACCTGCCTCCTTCATGCGGTTTTTGAGAAAGGTAAAGAACTTCAATTGGTGAGCAAGCGACATGCGATTGTACAATGCGATGACGGATGGAGAGACTCCCATACGAGTCATTTCTTCTCGTGGAGCCATTGGTTTTTTAATGTACACAAGATTAAAAAATTTACTTACGT